CAGAGCGGCGAGCAGACCCCGTTGCCGTGGTGCGGCAGACGCTGTCCACAATGGGCGAGCAACTCAAGATGGCGCTGCCTAGCCACGTGTCGGTTGACAAGTTTCAGCGCGTCACGATGACGGCCATTCAATCGACGCCCGCTCTTCTGGACGCCGACCGTCGCTCGCTGTTCGGGGCCATCGTCAAGGCGGCGCAGGACGGTCTGTTGCCGGACGGACGCGAAGGCGCGCTTGTGATCTTCAAGGGCAAGCACGGCGCCCAGGTCCAGTGGATGCCGATGGTAGCCGGCATCCTGAAAAAGGTCCGGCAGTCGGGCGAATTGGCAAGCATTGACGCCCAGCTTGTGCACGAGGCGGACAAGTTTACCTATCGCCCCGGCATCGATGAAGTGCCCGTTCACGAGCCTGACTGGTTCGGGGAGCGCGGGAAGGTGGTGGGTGCCTATGCCGTTGCCCGGCTCAAGAACGGCGCGGCATTCGTTGAAATCATGAGCCGCCAGCAGATCGAACAGGTCCGCAGCGTCAGCCGCTCCAGGGACAATGGGCCGTGGCTCGCATGGTGGGGCGAAATGGCGCGCAAAACGGTCATGCGCCGGCTGGCAAAAAGGCTGCCGATGAGCACGGACATCGAGGCCGAGTTCGAGCGTGACGAGACGATGCAGGCCGACGCGGCGGCGATGTTGATTGCCTCGCCGCAGCAGCCGGCGCCGCAGTCGCGGCTTGACGCGCTCGAGCAGTATATTGCGGGGGGCGCTGAGGACACGGACGAAGGGGCGCAGCCGGATGACGACGACTTTCCCGGCGATCTGCCGTTCGCGGTCGAGGATGCCGCCGAGGAAATGCCCGAGGGCTTCGACATGGGCGAGCCGGAAAGCGTCGTGCTGGCCGCCAGCATCGAGCGCAAGCTCAAGATGTCGACGGCGGCCACGCTGGAGGCGAACTGGATTGAGCTCAAGAGCGACCTCATCAAGCTCAAGGCGATGGACCCTGAGACTTACATCATGCTGGTGGCGCTCAAGGACCGGATGAAGCGCGACTTTGCCGCCGCGCCGGTCGATGCCGATCGGGAATGACGGACGCAACGAAGGAGGAATGGAATGGGTTACAGTTACGACTGGGAACACGACGAATACTTTCCCGAACACCCGAGGGTGTATGTCGATCACGAGCGAATTGCCCACGCCCGGTTGATGCGCGCTTGCGCTCTCATTCTTGAGGACGTGCCCGAGGCGCGCCGCACCCTTGACGAAATGGCCGAGCGGACCTTTCACGAGGCCGTCTCTGCTGACTGGGGCGTTGCCGACGACGAGGTAAAAGAAGCCATGTCGCTTGCCCGGGACAGCGAGCCGACGTGTATTGAGGAAGCCGTTCGGGACATCCTTGAGAGCTACCCGGATGCACTGGCACTGACGCCGGTATGGCCGCGTTCGGAAGATGAAGTGGCGGAACTCAAGGCGCGCCGCGCGCGTGACCGGCAGGAGCGCGCCGACCGGGAAGCCGACTGCGCAGCCATGCGCGCCGCGCTCGCCAAGCTGCACGGGAGGGTCGCATGACAGAACGCACGAACACCACCGGGGGCCATAACGTCGCCGCCAACCAGCGGATTAGCGCCCCCGGTGGTGACAGCATCGGCGCCATGGCACGCGCTGCGTGGGAGGCGTCGCACGGCGACTTTGACGCCGCCGCCGAGCGGTTTGCGAAGGCCCTTGAGGCTGATCGGGAGATGCTCAGAAAGGCGCGGCGGATGGCGTTCGCCGCCTGGTGCCGCGATCAGGTGCGGCAGGCCGCAAGCGCGCACCGGACGGCGGTTTTTCGTCTGCGCAGCGAGGCCGATGCCGCGCGCGGATCGCGTCTGCGGATGGCGCTGTCGGCGACGCTCATGGACTTCCCCCTGCCGGGTGGCGGCCTGCTCCGCGATGCCACGGCAGCGGACTGCATCGAGGGCGCGTCCGCCTATCGCCACACGGCCTCCGATGCCGTCTGGAAGGCGCGGTGGCTTGAGGCGATTGCCGCGCGCGTCGGCAATGCGATTGTGTCGGACGTCCTGAACGAAGAAGACCTGCGCGCACTGCAACAGGAGACACGCGATGCTTGAGATCACAGGAATCGCCGGAACCACCGGCGGCGAGGCCAATGCCAGATTGGAACCCATGGCTTCGACGCCTCGCACCATTGAGCGGAAGGTCACAAGTGAGCCGAAAACCAGTATCGAGGCGCCTTCCGCTCAACCCATCCGCGAGGGCCTGCCGAATGGCGACAACCACCGACTGTCCGCCCACGCGGATACCACTGAGCGGAAGGCCACAAACGCCGCGAAACCCAGGCGCGCGGCGCCTTCCGCTCGCCCCATCCGCGAGGGCCTATCGGCCTGCGACAACCACCGCTCGCCCGCCCTCGCGGACACCATCGGGCAGATCGTCGAGCACCACCGGTTGCGGCAGGACATGATACGCGCCCGGCAGCGGCTGGAGTTGCAGGCACAGGCCGTCCTGCGGCGCCTGCTCGACGGCGATAAGGTGGCAGCCGCCAAGCGATGGGTGCAGGTCAAGCGCGATCCTGCCGCGCCAGAGCGTGCGTGGCTCGGTGCCATGCTGGCGGCCATGGAGCCGCTTGAGGCCCAACAGGCCGCGACCGAGCGCACGCTTGCCAAGCTGGTAAGGACGCTGCCAATCCACGAATGGACCGCCACCGTGTCAGGACTGGGCGATGTGTCGCTTGCTGGCATCATCGGCGAGTGCGGCGGCCATGCACCGGGCGACTTCCGCAGCCCCGCCGCGCTCTGGAAGCGGATGGGGTTGGGCGTCATCAGCGGCGGGCGGCAGCGCAGGGTTGCCGGTGATGCGGCGCTTGAGCACGGATACAGCCCGACGCGGCGGTCGCTGATGTGGAATGTCGGCGAGTGCCTGATCAAGGCCCAAGTGCGGGCCGAGAGGGACGAGGACGGCACCCGCACCGGCAGCCGCGCTATCGGTCCCTATGGCGCGCTTTACCTTGAGCGCAAGGCCTATGAGGCCGGACGCGTCGAGACAGCAGCGCACGCCCATAACAGGGCCAAGCGCTACACCGAGAAACGCCTGCTGCGAGACCTGTGGCGGGCGTGGCGGGCCAATGGAACAGGGACACCCAACGTTCAATCGCCCGCCGAAGATTGCCCGGCCACCTGTTGTGCGTTCACCATTCAGCAGGCGCCGGGCAACCCCATCAGAGAGGAGGAAGTAGCATGAGAAGCACCCGCGCTGGCCGTCGCCACGATGACGGCCCGATCCCGAAAGGGGAGATTGACCGCATCGTCAAGGAGCGGATGCAGGCCGCGTGGATGGTTATGGCTGTCGTGGCGATCACGCTCCTGATCGCGCATGTCTTCTGGCCCGCGCTGGAAGCGGCGTGGAGGGCTGTGCTGTGACCGACCTCTTTGGAAACGCAGGCATCACCCGCGAGGACAAGATCGCCGAGATCACCCGCGAAATTGCTCTCCGGCAGCGGGTCTACCCGCGCTGGGTCGCAGAGCGCAAGCTCACGCAAAGCAAGGCCGACTGGCAGATCGCCGTGCTCGTCGCCATCCAGGCCGACTACGGCGAGCCGCAGCGCACCGGCCACCTCCGGGTGACGGATGCGTCAGCCGAAAGCCCGGCCCGGCCCTACTGCATCCAAGGTGGCAGCACCTATCACTGGCTGACCGCCGAGGAGTTGGAGGCGCTCTACCGGGAGATCGGCGCCGCGCTCAACAAGCGGCGGTCGCTTCGCTGAACTGATGGGGGAGAGGTGATGACTGTCGGGCCTGTCCATCGCGCATTGCCGATCCCACTGACGGTCCGCCAGAACGGCAGGGGCGGCGTTGAGCTTGCGCCTGACTACGCGGCGTCGCGGGCCATTGCCGCGCAAATCGAGGCGCGCGAACGGATGCGGGCAGCGGCGCGCCGTCCGTGGTGGATCCGGCTTGCGGAGTGGCTCAAGAGATGAGTTGGTCGGCCGCCTGTCCTCCCTTGGGCGCGCTGACCGGGGGCGGCGCTTTTCCTCCTTCGAGCGCCGCCCCCACCATTGAGGATACAGAGGTCACCCCCTCAGCCGCCGCGACGCTTCCTGCGCCAGCCGTTCTGTGATCTGCGACAGGTTCTTCAGGAGCACATCAATCTCTGCCTGCCCCATGTCGGACAGCGCCGCGATCTGCCGGACAAACTGCGTCGCCTCGCCGACAAGCCGCGAGACGGTGAAGAGCAGCGCAGTCACTTGGTCAGCGTTCATCTCCCGATCTCCCCAATAAGCGCCAGCGCCTCAGCCACCAGCGCCGCCAATGCCTGCGTCTGGCCTGCCGCCTGCGCCGCGCGCGCTCGCCTGAGGACGGCATGGGCACGCTCCACCTTGTCGGCCAGCGCCACCGCCTCCGGGCTGCCCGGCTCCACCAGCCCGGCGTCCACCGCGCCAATCGCAGACGTGGCCGCCGCCTGGAAGGCGATCTCCAAGGCCGCAAGCGCTCGCTCGTCAGCCAGTGTCGCCTCCAGTGGCGGGCGATCCGGCTGCAATGTCGCACAGCCGGACAGGCTCAGGACGCCCGCACAGGCCGCCAGAGCGGCGATCCATGCTCGGATGGTTTCATCGGGCATCACTTGTCTTCCTTTTCGCGCTCTGCGGGCCTCTCAGCGCCTCCCGTGAACCGTGGCGCCCGCAGAAGGCCGATCAGGCCGCCGGTGATGGTGCCAAGGCCGAACATTTCCAGCTTGCCGACGATGTGCGGAAACAGGGCGGCCACCAACATCGTGCCCATGAAGACAAGCACCAAGGCGCCCAAGGTCAGTTTGTAGGCGGTCAACTCGGGGTTCATGGGCTGTCTCCGATCATGCAACCGCTCCAAAAAGATCAAGCCTTACCCCGAAGCAGTGCGGCGACAGCCAAAGACGCTCGCGGCTGGCATTTTCGCGCCCGCGCCCATCGCCCTGCCTCGTCAGTGCCGGTTCAAGCTGGCCAGATAGCTGACAATCGGCACAAGGCGGAATTTGTCTAGGTTCACCATCTTAACCAAATTGGATCCGCGAAAAACTTCCATGACAGCTTGGCCTGTATGGCGATCAACGACGGCCCATGAACCTTCGTGCGGCGCCAAGGGCGGAATCGTGTTGCTCATGGCTTATACTTAATCAGGCGGTCGAACTCGTCAAACTGCCGCAGATACAGAAACCGCTCCGCCTGCCGCCGCTTGACCAATCCCTTCTGCCGGCGCCCATGGGCAAAGACCCATTTCAGAAACTCGTTAGCCGCCCGATCATACTGCCCGGCCCGATGGAGCTTGAGCAAAGTGCTATCGCCGAGGCCCTTGGCAATTCCATCGCCGTCCTCATCAAGCCCGACATTGTAGGCAAAAGACACCAGCGCCCCGAATTGGGCCTGATTTGTTGGGTTGCCGCCCTGAATCGGCGCTTTCACCTGAAGTAGCCGCATGACGCCGCGCTCAAACTGGCCAAGGATCACCCTGAACATTTCCTCGGCTTGCGCTGCCGTGATTCGATCTCCCTCCTTGACCTTTCGCCCGTCCGGGTAGGTAGTGTTGCCCCACCCAATCGTCCACTTCCCAGCCGGGCAGAGATAGGCCCGCAGGCGGCACCCCTCAAATCGCTTGATACAAGCGATGGCGCGCGGTCCTGCCTTCATTGATGCCGACTCCGGCATGGATAGCGCCGCTCGTTTTCCGGCTGTTCGCACACGAGGCCAAGCAGCGCCCGATGTTCCGCCCTCAGCGCCTGCATCTCCCGCCTCCATTCTGCCTCGCTGCTCTGCATCTCACGCCTCCATTCTGCCTCGCTGTTCAGGACCCAAGCAAAGACAGGCGCCGCAAGCATGATGGCTGCGACCACAATCGCGACCTGCCACCGCGTAACGGGCTGATCCTCATTCGCGCTCACGGTCCGCGCCATTTCGCCACGCCGCGATCACCATGGGCAGAAGGCGCACCAGCGCCGCTAGCGCCACGCCAATCCAGAAGCACCTTTCTGCCGCCGTCATAAGCCGCACCCCCAAAGAGAGTTGCGACCATGAGCCACCCTGCCAGGTTCACGGCCGTGAGGTAGAAGTGCAGCGAATAGGACGTCCCTACCCATCCAAACGCTGCGTGCCAGACGATCTGGCTCAAGAGCAGCCCGCCAACAATGGCCTGCTGCATGTGTGCGGGCTGCCTGAGGATTACATAGGCGGTCAGCGCGTCAACGACGATGAAAGGCGCCCATGCCTGCTCAACTGGCGTGACGGCAAGCACGACAAGGCCAGCGACCCAGTTGAGGAAGAGGGCAACCGCCGTCCTGAGATCGAAGCTGTCTCGCATCGCGAGCAGAAAGGCTATGAGCGCCGCAAGAGAGACAGGATAGGCAATGGTCGCGGCCTGTATCATTGCTCGTCCTCCGGCTTGGGAAGGCCACCAGTCAGCGGAGCCACCTTGACGCCCGCCGCCTCCGACGCGCGCTTGAGCCGGTAGTGGAGCGCCTCAATTGCCGACAGATGGCGCCGCATCATTTCCGGCGAAGGCTTGTCGCCTAGGGCTGCGAACGTTTGCTCGACCCGCAACAGCGCCGCGCGGCACTCGGCAACATGGCGCCTGACCGTCGATGTGCGTCGGATGGTGAAGCCAAACATCATCGCCTCCCAAAGATCACGCCCGGCCTATACCAGATGGTTAACTCCTGCGCCACTGGACAGGCCAGACATCCGGACCGCAACAACGGATTCTTTGGCGTCAAAAAGGGCCGTCACAGCTCATCCTCCAGCTGCTGAATCGCGGCAATCGCCGCGCTCGCGGCATTGGCTTTCATGGTCGCATTCGGCGCGGCTCGGACAGCCGCACGGCCAGCGACGCGAATCGCCTCAAGCTGCGCACCAGCCGAAGCCCACAGCGCAGCCGCCTGCGTCCATTCCGCGACGATCTCTGCCGGTGAACGATCACGCAGTTGGGATTCCGCGTGAAGGAAAGGATAGGTCGTCGCGGTCACGACTGGCGAGGGCTGCTCCTCTGCCCAGCGCCGCAACTCTTCACGCTTCGCCGCGCGAAATGCCTCGAAGAGTGGGTGCGGCGACGCAAATGCCGCCAGAACCCGCTCACACTCCGCATTGATGGCCGCGAGGCGATCTGCTTCCACCTTGGGGAGATTTTCGACGAATGCCGAGCCATTCCAGAGCAAATCTCCAGTGACGAACTCCGGCGGAACATCGGGCACAGTGCCGTGCAGCGCCTCCACGCCATCGAGACTGGCGACGACTTCGACAATTTCACCTTCAGAATTGAGAATGCCGATCATGCAAACTCCACAGCAAACAGCTGCCCTGTGCCGTCATTGGATGCCGTGCCGCCGGAAAAGCGGCGGTTCAGGTAGCGGAATTCCCAATTTTCTGGACTAGGAGGCCCGGACAGGCCTTCAGCAAAGCTGAGGGTGTCCGGCTCACCCGGGCCGTTCGAACCAGCCGCTACAGTCTCGGACGCGACATCGATCCATGCCCCGCTTCCCGGCGTCGTGCGATACTGGACCTTACCCGCCAAGCGTGAGGCGGAACTGTCGCCGACATAGCTGTGATTGACAGACAGGTTGATTGTGCCGTTGGAGACCGCCAGAACGAGAGGCCCTCCCTGCGCAGAACCCACATATGACGTAGAGCTATTAATGAGCAGAGTGTCGTCAATCGCCTGCAAAGCGCTGGAGCCCTGCCGGACCTTCTGGACAACGATCAGGAGAGTGCCCACCTTGCCGCCGGATGAAACAATCACGAGAAGCGTGCCCGTTTCCGCCGTCAGCCCTGTGATTGAGTATTCGCCCCCGCCCAGGTCTGTGAATGTGAGGTTGGTGGCGCTCACCGTGTAAGAGGCGCTCGCCGTGACATCGAAAACACTTTCATAGACCTGCAGCTTGACCGTGCGCGGAAGCTGGCCGGAATTGATGACGCCCGCAGAATTGGACAAGAGCGTGACGACAGAAGGCCGCGCCGTGATGGTGAGCGCGTCGTCTCCGTCCTGCCCGGGTGCGCCGTCCTGCCCATCTTGTCCAGGCGCTCCATCCTGCCCGTCCTGCCCGTCCTGCCCGTCCGCACCAGCGCGCGACTGCGAGATGGAATAGACGCGATCTATCGTTTGCGAGCCCACTGTCGCCCGGAAGGTGGCGGTGCCAGTCGCCGCAGACATGCCCGTGAGCGAATAGACGCCAGTCGCCGAATTGATGGACAGGCCTGTGATGCCTGAACTGGAGACAATTGAAAAAGAGACATCGGGCGAGGTGAGGACCGTCTCGCCGCGCCGCACGATGAAGGTGCCGCCCGCGCCAGTGTAATTGCCGCCGCTCCCGTCTGCGGCCGTCTGGACCACATGAGCCTCGTTGGTCAGCAGGCCCGACAGAGCGGGCTGGCCATCGCGCGCCAATTCGCGCGGCCCAATCCACTCGCCGGGAGCGATTGTATCTTCAGAGTCAGTCGCCAGCCCGTAAGCCGCCGCTTGCGCTGACCAGACGGGAGTGCCATCGTAAGCCGGAATCGAAAGCGACCAGCCGCCCGTCAGCCCACTGACCGCACCAGTCGAGAGCGTGACTGTGACCGTCCCAGTAGGGAGGCTGGGCGCCGTGGCAGAGCGGCGATAAATGATGACCGGCACGACTGTCGAGCCGGGAGCGCCCGCGCCAGCCTGCAACTTGAGTTGCCATGTTGCGTTGGAGGTTGTCGGAAGCGTCGGCGGCCCGTTGCCTCCTGTCTTATTGTGGGCGGTCGTGGCGACCCAGATTGCATCTTGGTCAAGCACCTCGTCACCCGGAACGAAGGCAGTGGCCATCGGGAGGCCCGCCCACGCGCCGCGAAAGACATTGCGCGTCGCGCCATCCTCAACCCCGATCTGCGGCCCCTCAGTAATCAGGAAGGGGTTATTCCTGGGGTCATATTTGATGGGAACCGCCGGTTCAGGCATGGGCGCTTCTTCCGCCGCCCATGCGTAGATTGCGGCATTCTCTTCAATGAACTCAACCTCAACCGACGCATCCGGGTTGAAAGAAATCGTCTGGACGCGGAAGATTTTGCCCACCCATCCCAGAGGCGAAAAGAAAACACTAACAGGCTGCCCATATGACAACTGCCATCCCCGCACCCCAAGCCGCACGCGAAAGCGTCCGCGATACTGCGCGCGCTGCAACGCCTGTTTCGCGAGGCGCTGGGCGCGCCGCGAATCGGTGACCATCGGATATGCGACAACCATCGCCCGGTCAATTCCGTCCACGGACGGGATGCGGACATCTGGAAAAGATATCATCTGAAAGTTGGCGGGCATCTCCGGCTCAAGGAAGGTGCCCCGCACGACATTGTATCGCTCTTCGACCTCCGGGAATGGATCCCAGAAGAAAGGCCCCTTCATGTCATCTTCAGTGATGGCGATCAGAGGCCCGGAAAGGTCATTGACGGCAATAAAGAACCCAAGCCGCCCGCGCGAATCGTCGAAATAGCCATTGGCTGATCTGGCGATCTCTTCGAGGACCACAGATTCATCCGCATCGTCCGGAATGAGCCCGCTGATGCGGTAGCGTGGCTGCGTGCCTCCGCCGGCCAGCGCGACACTTTCGTCGCACACATTCGCCGCCGCCGCGAAAGCGGGCATATCGAGAAGCGAAGGCGGAATGCCGAGGCCAACAGACACCTTGCCATTGATCCGCCACCCCAGCAGATAGGCGAGCGCGACCAGCGAAGGATTTTCGCCCAGCACTGTCCCGCCGTCGTTATACTGCCATGTGGACTGATTGTCTGCGCGATGCGGCCCGGAGCCGCCCGGAACCGTGCTGTCGCGCCGTGGGTCGTAGACGGCCATGCCTTGCCCGATGAAGCCCATCTGCGAGGGAATTCCGGCACTGAAAGGACTGGCCGCACGCTTTGTCGATTGCCTGTCCACGCGGATTTTGACACTGGCGCAGCCCGTCAGCCTCTGCGCAGCGCCCCAGCGCGAGCCGCTGTTGACCGTGTGGTAAGCCGCCGGACCGCCCTCAAGGATGGGCGACACAGTCAGGAACCCGGCGAACTCTGCCGCAACGCCGCCGGAAGATGTCCACGCTACCCGGTCGCCAATCCGCATCTCCTCGATGGAGGTGACGCGATGCGAGGCGAGATGTATGATGGCGTCCACATATCGCTGTTCGGAGTCCGGCGAAGGCTCCACGTAGCGCAGATCAGCGGCCATGACCGTCCGGCCAAAGACCGCCTTTCGGGGGCCGTCCGCAGCAGTGTTGACGGCCATCCTGTCCAGATCGACAAGCCTGCCGCGCGCCTTTTTCCGCGCCAACTTGTTGCCCGTCCCACTGAGGCCAAGCACCCCCGCCGCGCCGATTGCCGAGCCAATGCCGGACGCGACACCCCAGGTGAGACCTACGCCAATCGAGGCAAAGGCTGAGCCGATGATGGGCGCGAGAGCGGGGCCTATGAAAGGCACAAAGACTGCCGCGACAACCGCGACAGCGGTCAGCACCTTGCTCACGCGCCCACCCTCCAGCCGCAGCGGGCATCCTCAACCGGGCGATATACTAGGCCCTCGCGATCTGCGCCCGCATCGGCGCCGACAAAGAGCAGCCCCGCGCCCCAGCGCACACCGATGGCTGTCGCCATCATTGCGATGTCACCGCGCCGCAGGAAGAGGGGCGCCACGGGCGGGCCAAACAGATCAGTCAGAAAAGCCCGAAGCTTCAAGCGACGCCCTGGCAGCAAGCGTATTCCTTGTTTTCTGTTTCGGTAGCGCCCCAGAAATGGCGCCGCCGGATTGTCGCCCAGAACCGCCTCAACCGCCGCGCCGCAAAATTGAGCGCAATCCCATTTCCCGATCTGGTATGGGCGATCTCTGACCGCCTCGATCAGCGCCGCAAGACGCGCCTCCCAGTCCGGCAGTCGCATCACAGCTGCCATGTGACGCCGCCCTCAAACAGGTTGCCTGAGCGCACAGCGTCCCACTGAGGACCGAGGGCGCCCGTCCCTCTCGCCGCGCCGATGGTCGCTGCTGCGCTTTCGTCATCCGGGTCGAACTCCTTTTGATTGAGCAGGCTGCGGCTGGGCGAGCCAACCCGAATGGCCAAATAGCTCTCCGCCCTGAGCAATATCGTCTGGCTCTCGGCGTCGCCGGCAAAGGACGGGACCGACATGTAGCCGACAAAGCGAGGGGTTGCGTGCGTCGGCTGGTAGGATTCGTTGAGACGAATGAGCCAAATCTTAGCAATCCGACCGAAGAACTTTGACGGGTCGGAAAGGGCGGTTAGCAAATTAGCATCAAACTCGAGCGAGCCGGACAGCTGAAACTCAACACCGTCAGTGCCGCCGGGACCGAATGAAATTGGCGACACGGAGATGAATCGCGGGTCAAGCGTCGTGAATGTGCGTCCGTCAAAATCCGGGTCCGCGCTTGGCAGAATTGTCGCATTGGGCATGGTCAGCGGCAAAGGCGCGACGCAATACCGTAGCGGGTCGTCCTGGATGTCGAGAAAGGCCGCAAGCCCAAGGATGGGAGCCGGAGCGGAAAGGTCAGCATCAGTGACTGCGGGCATCAGAATGCCTCCGTCAAAGACATGGTGGTCTCATAGACGCCCATCCGCTGCGCGCTCCACGACAGGACATTGGTAGGCCCGCGCAGCGCGACGAATGGGCGCGCGAGGTGAATCCGTGTGCCTGCGGGCGGGCTTTGACGGATTGGCTCCGTCAACTGTGCCGCAAAATTGCCCGAGCCATCGGAAGTCGCAATGTCGATGACCGCCGTCTGGACCTGCCCGGACGGAAACTGGATCGAGAGCATGTCCGACCTGCTAACTCCCGGGCGCGAAGGCTGGGCGCCAGTCCCGTTGATCACCGTTGGCGTTGATGTCGTGGCCTCGATGAACTCCGGGAAAACAGAAACGCGAGGATGCGCCCAGACCATGCGGCCCGCCGTGATCTCGCACAAAAGGAAGATGCGCACGCGATCAGCCGATCCGGGCCGCGTGGCTACAGTCTGGACACGATGCCAAGTCGTAGGTGTCGTGAAGGGAGCATTGCCCGGGTCCATATTGAGAATAGCCGTGCTGAGAAGAGTGTCAGATGAATCGCGCCATTCGACGCGGAGCGATGCCGTCCCAGTCGCTCCGCCCGCCGTCAGGCCCCAGCAGGAAATATAGAGCTGCGCGGGAAGGGGCGAGCCAAGAAAAACGCTGACCCCACCATTGGCGGTAGCGGTCTTGACGCCCGGTGTGGCGCTGGTCAAAACATTCTGCGGCGAAGGCGCCCAGAAGGCTATTGAGTGAAATATCGCTGGCTCACGAAGAGGCGACGAAAAGGACCAGCCGGTAACAAGCCTGAACGGGTCAGTAACAAGATTTTCGCTTGCCCCATACTGGCTCCCTTCGACAACCGGCAGATATGTGTATTTGCCATTGCCCAACTCGCCAGCAAAATATCGGAAGACCCTGAGAGTAGAGGCATCGAGCGGCGGAAATGTTACCTCAGCCGCCCACCGGGAGGCCGGACCCCAGCGCGCAATCCTTGACCTCCCTGTCCACAGCGACACCTGCTCGATGAACTGGCGATTGTGCTGCCAATCGACAGTGGCAGGAGGCAAAAGAATAGGCCAGCGCAGAAGACTCATGGCGCACCTCCCCCACGCGGCAGTGTCGGCCTCGCCATCCGACCGAGCCGCGCGTCCGTGTAGCGTGTGGCCGTGCGGACCGCGAAAACAGTCGCCTCCGCGACAGCGGAAGGACTGACCGCGCCGCGAGCGTCCACATTGATGACCGTGCCGCCGCCTCCGGCAGATGGCTGGATCACGCCCGCCGCGCGCGGCACGAACAGCTCAGGGCCGCGCTCCCCAACAACATATGCGCGGCCCGCCGAAACAGGACCGCCGCTCGCCCGGAAGCCTCCGAAAAGACCGCCCAGCTTTGAAAAAAGGCCGCCGATTAACCCCGTAGGCACTCCGGTTTCGCCAGTGCCGATCAGCAGACGGAAAAGACCGCTTGAAATTGCCTCCGCCGCCGCAGCCTTGAAGCTGCTGACAAGCGCGCGACCAATTCCCTGACCATTGACAATCGCCTGCGCAAGGTTGTCGCTCAGGCTACGGGCAAATCTGGCGGCATCCTCAAAAGGTTTGGAGAGGTTCGGGATGGTGCGCTGAATAATCGGCTCCAGGTCCTTGAAGACATCGCGCATCATGGTGAAATTGCCAGCCTCTGCCGTCAACTTGGCCGCGACTTCGGCAAAGTTGTCCATGCGCGCCTGAAATACTGCCAACTCCCTATCCGTCTCGCGCACACTCTTTGCCAGCTTTGGGAACGAGTCGTTATCTGGACTCCGGAACCGTGGCGGCTGCTGCGGAAGGGGGCCTGACTTTGGTGGCTGCGGCAGGAAGCGATCAAGCGGGAACTTCTGCGCCAGCTCTGCCTCGCGCCGGACCTCCTTGAGTGCGTCGAGAAGCGGAATGCGGCCACCAGCCTGCCTGAAAAGCTGGACCGCCTGACCAAGCTGCTCGAAAAGGATAACCGCGGATCCCGCAATTGAGATAACAGACCGCCTCCAATTTTCGCGCGTCCGGTCGAGCGCCTCACTGGCTGCCGCGAGCGCCGCAACCTGGGCATCGCTCGCGACATTCGCCGCCGCTGCCAAATCCCGAAACGCCTGCCCGCCATCAGCCAGCGCCGCAGCCAGCTTGGGACCGAGCCGCTGACCGACGATCGCGCTCAAATCAGCCGCAAACTGCGCCTGTGTGGAGTAGCGCGCCGAAGCCCGCCCAAGCTCATCGAGAAGCCCGGCAGTGTCCTGAATCTCGCCGGACGCGATCTTTGCCGCAACACCCAGCCGCTCAAGAGCTGCCACCTCTGAATCGGACAGAGTGCCAGTCTGAGCCTTGCCGAGCGTCGTGATCAGGCCTTCCAGCACCCGGTTTGTCTGGGCAGTGTCCAGCTCAAGAGCGCGCAACGCCTCGCGCAACCGCTGATACGTCTCAACCGAAACATTCGCGCGGTCCGCCGCAGTCTGCAAGTCGTCTGCGAATTGAAGGGCGCCACGGCCAAGGCTGAGAAATGTTGAAATTGCAATGCCGCCAGCAAGACCAGCCAAGGCCGTCTTGAGGCTCGCAGCCGCGCGAGACATGCGCGCGAACGCTGAGTCGATCTTCTCGCCAGACTTAGTGGCGCGCTCATCGAGGCGCGCGAGCGACTGCTCACCACGCCGTGTCTCCGCGCGCAACAACTCGGTGGTCGCTTCAATCCGCAGCAGGAGTGTTTTGATATCGTCAGACACCGCCGCCTATCCCCTTTGGCTCGGAGGCCCTCAGAGCCTCAGCCGCAGATTGATATTCATGCATCGTAGAGGCCCAGAAAGTGTTTGGGCACCATCCCATGTGGGCCACCGCCGTGCCCATGAAACGGCGCCAGTCGATCACATCCGGGGCGCCTCCGCCTTTCCCGCCTCCCCCTTGGCCGGTTCCGCGCCTCCCAGAACCGCCGCCTCAAGGAACCGCACCACAGCCGCGAGCGAAGGAACGAGGCCCTCCTTGAGAATCAGGCCCGCGATTGTCGAGGTGTTGAAGACATTGCCAGTGTTGTGCGCGTCGGCAAAAGCGTCCGCACCACACTTGATGATGGTGGCCATCTCATTGATGGTCAGCCCTGCGTCGGAGACTGCCGAGCGTGCAAGCGCAAGCATGGACTTCCCCAATGTCTGTTCGATCTGAACCAGGCACTCAAAGGAAGGCCGCAAATCGAGAGGCTCGCCAGCCAAAGTGACGCGCATCTCGCCGCGCACCGGGTTAGGCGTCACGAAAGGGTATCCGTAGTCGGAGCGGCTGCCGAGACCAGCTCAACCCGATAACCGACAACCGCATCGTCGCGGTTCATCGTCTTGTCGAAGGTTGTCGCCATGACCTCACCATCGAAGACAGTCGTGGTGCCGCTCTTTCGGATGCGGACCCTGAAAGGCACTTGCGGCGCGGCATTGGCGACTGTCTCCAGCCGCGAAAATCCATTTGCGTCCGGCAAATCCACAAGACCAGAAACGGAGATGGTGACCGACCTCTGCACAGCCCGCAAAGTCGCGTAAGCGCCAGTGTCCTTCGTGGATGTGTCAACAGTCTGGGCAGAAGCGCTGTATTCCAGCGTCTGTTGCCCCTTGATCTCGCCGAAAGTGCCCGGAGTCGCAGTCTCGACTTCCAGTTTGTAGATCAGAGATGAGAGAAGTGCCATTTGCGCCTCCTAGTGCGATACCATCTGGGTGAACGCGATCTCGCCAACCCACAGTTTTCCGTCTCCCTCGCCCCTTTCAGCCGTGCTGGCCGACAAAAGGCGCGGTTCAGTTGCAGAATATGGAGACGCGATCCCCAAATCCTGCTGCTTGACGGCATTGACGACATCCCAGGTCAGCTGATCGGCGCGGGCAGGAGAGCGGCCCGCCTCCACAGCCAGAAGATTGACGGTGACGGGCACATGGGCGCCATTCTTTTCCGCCGCCTCATCCAGCGAAATAGCGGAAATCACCACAAACGGAGGCCGCCCCTCATCAGGCACGCGGCTATAGACGGGCACTGAGAGATTCGCCCTCAGATGGTCGAAATACGCTTTGCGAACAGCCTCAAGCATCCGAAAGCCCTGCCAGCTTCGTCAAGGCTTTCCTGTAAGCGTTTTTCAGCACAAAGTCGAGAGACCTTGAAACACGCTTGCGACCACGGCTTGCAACCATATCGTAACGCGCGGGCGACATTGGGCGCACATTCAGCCTGTAGGTCGAGATCCCGGATGCAGTCTTGCGGCGCACATTGACCGTTTTTGCCTTGCGGCCCACCTCCAGAATGTAGCCGTAGAAATAGTCGCGCTGCACCTTTTTCGTCAGAAGTCCGAGGCGCATTGTCAGCGATTTGCGCAAGACTTTTCCCGAGATGGCATTGGCGAGGGCACCCGTCCTGCGCGGCGCCTCTTGCCGGACGGCCGCGATGGCCGCCGGTAGCGCCGACTGCATTGCGTCAGCGATCTGGTCGCGCATCTCCGGCTCCATGGCGCGGAGCAGGCGGCGCGTCTTGCGCATCCCCTTCCAGTAAGCCGACCCATATCTGCGACGCCTAGACATTGACCGCCGAACCCGCGCTACACAGGATCCGCACCTCGCGCGCCTCCCGGTCGATCGTCACACCGTCGCCCTTAAGCACGAGGCCGCGCCACAATATCCGGTCGGTGGCAAGGATTCCCTCAGTGGCCGGCGAGAGCCGCAGCGTGACTTCGTAAGTGTAAATGGTGCCGAGCGCCTCATTGGTTGACTGGTCGCGGCCGCCAAGTGCCCTTACCCGCGCGCGCCAATCCTCAACGACAGGCTGCCAGTCATCCTCCTGCCCGCCCGTGTCGTCTTCCACCAACACCGGCCGCTCGACAGTCACGCGCTCTCGCAGAAGGCCGGCGGCGATCACCGGAAGGCCCTCAGCCGATAAGGCTCACACAGCGCCGCGACGCCATTGGGGATGGACGAAATCACGGATGGGCTCGAATCCTCGCGGTAGCGGTAGAAGTGCCCCGTCAGAAGCAGGACCGCTTGAACAAGAGGCTCAGGAGGCGCGCTGTGGCCGGCCACTGCCTCCACCCGCAGGGATTCGGTCACAGCCAGCCAAAGCGGCTTTTCCGCGACTGTGGCGATTATCGGCATCTCGTGCCGGTCGGCGCGGACGAAGTCCGCCGCGACATCGAGGGGCCCATCGGGGGTGTCCACGACGATCTCGGAGATGCTGGTCAGCGGCGCCGCGAAAAGCCGATACTCCGCCGCCGACTGCCCTGAGGTGCCTGTGACAGACCTGGGTGTCAGAAAGTGCGACGTGATGCGCTCAATATGCTGCTGCGCCGCCGCCGCGTAGCGCAAGAGAAGAGCGTCATCGGCAGCGTCGTCGACATTGAGATGCGCGCGGATGTCCGCCGCATTTGCAAACAGCGCACCGCCCGAGCCGCGCAAGAAGATGTCCGCCGGGACAGCGGGTGGGGTGGCTGCGTAGGAGCGCGGAAGGATCACTTGGCATCCTCTTTCGTCATGGTGCGGGCTTGTTAGCCAAATAGCCGGGCGTTGTGTGCACCGTGCCGATAGGCAGCGCATTGCCCTCGGCGTCAAACCGGCAGGCTGGAATGTAGGAGACACCGCCACGCGCGGGAGCGGAGGCGGTCAGATTGTAGTCACCATAGCCAGAGCCGAGAGTTACACCATCAGAGCCACGGTAATCGACAAAACCGGGATCGTTCCAGACTTCCGTGTCTGTCGTAGTGACTGAGCCCGGACCCCAGCTGTCGCGCCGGTCGTTTGGAGCTGGCACCCATTGCACCCAGTTCCCGCGCCCGAGCACCATTGTCCCCTGCTCGGCCCACCCGACATAGCGCGCCCCGTCCGGAGTGCCGTCCATGTCGCCCTTGCTCGCCGAGCGCGGCATAATGCAGGCATCAAAAAAAGTATATTGGAACATTGAAACCGGCGATGGCGTGCTCTGATTGTAGTAAGCGTTCCAACGGCCAGCAAGTTTGAAGCCGACACCGGTGCAATTTCGGAACACAACGCAAAAACAACTTTCTATATTGCCGTCGCTCAGGAGGGAAGCGCGGTCATTGTTGGAGTTCGAAACATTCTCGAAAAGACAGTTCCTCCAATACCAGCCGCGCGTATTATCCTTTTGCGCAAGTGTTGGCGCACTCAACATAATGCCGTTAGCGGTAGGATTGTGATTAAACAGGCGGCAGCCATCTGCAATGTGGCTATTCACTGCCCAAGAGTTAGAAATGTCGATCAGCCGGAACCGGGTGCGCTCAAAGACCGAACCTATTTTAAGCGGAGACGCGACCTCCTGAATACCGGACGAGACCTCTGCAAAGCGCGAACCGATAACCCGCAGATACTTGACGTTCCCGCCAGTAATGACGCCGGTATAGTTTCCTGCGCCTCCGGTGTTATTCGTAATCGTCACATTCAGAAAAGTTGCAACGCCCCCGCCGTCCACCAAAAAAGCGTTTGCAGACCCAGGCGTGAGGCAGTCATGCTCGCCGCCCTCGATCCATAGGTCGGTAATTCCGCTCCCGCTGATGAAGTCTACAGTAGTGTTGCCGGACGGCGACCGCCGCCTTGTCTTTGCAAAATCGCGGAAGGTGAGGCCGTAGATATTGTGCGGCGCGCCTTCCAAGTGTCCAGTCCAGTTTGGTTGGAAATTTGTGAAAAAGTCAGCGCCGCCCGGGAAATCTGTCGGGTCAGATCGGATAATAATCCCTGTGTAAAGGACAGTCAGGCTGGTCGGATGAAATGTCGTGTCTATGGCTGTTCCGCCAATGTAGAACTCCACACCGTCCAGCCCGTCAATACCGTAGGTGGAAAGATTGAGTGACCGTGCGGCAGTGCGGGCAGAGTTGATACCTGCCGTAGTGCGCGCGTAATGCCCGGAATAGGCTGTAGCATAGTCGGTCGACGCAGTTGGCGATCCCGAGGCCGTATCACGAAGGACAACTTTGACGGGATTGGTAGCAATCCCGTTGTGTTTCAGCCCGCGCCTCGAGCCGCGACCAATCAGGATATCTGCCTGCGAGGTCCAGTCGTCGCTGTCGAAGACCTGTCCATAGGGGCCGTAGCCCTGCATCCGGTATTTGACGCGGTGGCCGTCCGGGATAACGGAAGTGTCGAGCGTTGCCTCCCACGAGTGCGACGAAAGCCCGGTCAGGCTGTGCGACCGCGCGACAGGCGCCGTCACATCCGCTGTCACTTCCTGAGGCCCGTCAAGCGAAGAGATCGTGTAGCGCACCAGAGTGACAGGAACCCCGTTCCGTGTCATCGCGCACTCCCACACTGAAGTAAGAGTGACCGAATTGCCAAGAACCTGGTTCAGCGGGCAAGTGAAAAACCCCTCGAGCGCCGGTGCTGTCCGGGTGCTATTATTCACCGTGCCGGAAATTACATCGCCGGAAAGGATGACGGAATTAAGGACCACCCGATTGCCGGAATAGGCGCGCGGGAACGATCCCGGAGTCGGTGCGCGCTGGTGCACCAGAACCTGCTCTGTCCATGTGGTCAGGCTGGTAGTGCCAAGATAGCCAGTCCGCAGGACAGGCACGAACTGGTCAATGACAATGTCGGTCGGTGTATTGGTCGCCTCGGCCAGAAACCCGTGCGTCTCAACGGAAACCAGAAAAGGCGCCCCTGCCAATGTGACCGACCCCGACACCGCAAGGTCAGCCGTCGCCGAAGCCGCGTCCGTCACCCGGATCGTGAAGGAATACGGCCCCTCCAGCGCCGGAGTGCCAGAGCGCGCGCCGGTCGTCTGGCTGATGCTGACACCACTGGGCGCAGTGCCGATGACCGCGAAACTGTAGGGCGCGGTGCCGCCCGAAACCGTTGGCGTAAAAGGCGTGACCGCCTGCCCTACGACCAGATCGTCGGGCCATGTGCCAGAGATCGACAGCGGATCACCGCCGCCTTGGCCGCCGGGCCCATAGCGAAACCCAGGCGTGGCAATCGCAGACTCGTTGCCATCGCCGAAGCGAATCCTTGGCCGGCGGGAAGGGAGCCTCACGGCGAGGCCCCCTCTTATGCAGTCGGGGCGTAGGTGGGCTGGCTGAGAAGAGCAGTCGCGCCGACAAGCGTTCCAGTCCCATGCGTGCCGCCAAAAGACGCCACCGCGCGCGAATAACGCTTGCGCCCGATATACTCCACGTGGGTGGTTGATTCCGCCGCCTTCGCCGAGGTCCACGACTCAACCCGGCCATTCGACACAATGGTCAGCTCACGGCCATTCGGCGCCAGAATATCGCCAGTAGTGACGTCAGCCCAAGTAGACCCGTCGTCGCTGTGCTGGATCACCCAGTCGAGCCTGTTGGTGCCGGTAAAGGTGATGCCGCCGACGCCAGTAAAGAGGCAGAAGGAAACAGCATCGAAGCCCCGACGGTCAATCGTATTGCCATTGGCAGTAGCCGTCCGGACCACGAAAGTAAGACCAGGGCTAACCCGAACTCCAGTAATGAAATCGCCCATCTGATACTCCCTCAGCTGCCGAACCGCAGGAACTTCATGCTCTCGAACTTCGTGACGTTACCACCGACACGCCGATAGGCCATCATGAAGACGACGCCAGCGCGGCGATAGG